TTTCTCGGAATAATGCCAAAAGAACTTGACATTCACAGGTATATAGACTATAAGATGATGTTCCAGAAAGCATTTCTTGACCCACTTAACATGATTGTCGGTGGCCTTGGTTGGTCTACTGAGAAAAAAGCAACATTAGAGGACTTATTCGCATGAACGCACTACTTGACAAACTAAGAAAGAATAGCACAATCAAAGAAACCAATGTGCTATCAGAAAGCAAACTGTTTAGCACTAAGGATTTAATCCAGACTTCTGTTCCCGCATTGAATGTGGCTCTGTCTGGTAAGTTAGACGGTGGACTGACACCAGGTCTGACCATCTTTGCTGGTCCATCAAAGCACTTCAAGACAGCGTTTGCTATGATGCTAGTGAAGAGTTTCTTGGACAAATATGATGATGGTATTGTTCTGTTCTATGACTCGGAGTTTGGTGCTCCTCAGTCATACTTCGAGAACTTCGGGATTGATACTGGAAAGGTTGTTCATACTCCCATTACCGATATCGAACAATTGAAGCACGATATCATGAAGCAAGTCAACGAAATTGAGCGCAAGGATCGTGTTATGATTGTCGTTGACTCTGTTGGTAACCTTGCTTCTAAGAAAGAAGTTGATGATGCTCTAGATGGTAAGTCGGTCGCAGATATGACCCGTGCCAAGCAGATGAAGTCCCTGTTCCGTATGATTACACCTCATCTTACCATCAAGGACATTCCTATGGTAGTTGTCAATCATACTTACATGGAAATCGGTATGTTCCCGAAAGCCATTGTCTCTGGTGGTACAGGCATCTACTACTCGGCTGATAACATCTTTATCATTGGTCGCCAGCAGGAGAAGCAGGGTACCGAGATTATCGGTTACAACTTCATCATCAACGTAGAGAAGTCTCGTTACGTCCGTGAGAAGTCCAAGATTCCTATTGAAGTTACCTTCGAAGGTGGTATCAGCAAATGGTCTGGCCTGCTAGACATTGCTCTTGAAAGCGGCCACGTAATCAAACCTTCTAACGGTTGGTACCAGCTGGCAACAGAAGAAAAGAAGTATCGCCTGAATGATACATACAACAAAGAATTCTGGATGCCAGTGTTGACTGACCCAACTTTTAGTGAGTGGGTTGAGAAGCGGTATCGTATGGCAGGTGGACAAATGATGGAGGGTGAAAATGTGGAAATTCCTGACGAAGATATTTCAGAAGAATACGAAAATCTGTGACCAATGTGGTTGCGGCATCAATCCTAAGAAAGATGCCGCAATCTGTCTTCATGGTTCAGAACATGGCCTAACTTTTGAGAAGTGGGTATGTGAAGAATGTTGTATGAAGATTGCTAATGATTATGAAGAAGATTTTGAACTAGAGGATATCGCAATTGCAGAAGAAGATTGAAACTATTATCCTAAGTAAGTTGATTTCGGATGAGGATTACCTGCGTAAGGTAATCCCATTCATCAAAGATGAATATTTCTCAGATAATGCCGAGAGGCTAATCTATCGGTACATCAATGAGTTTGTGACAAAATACAATTCACTTCCGACAATTGATGCCATCAACATTGCTCTACAGAATGACCGCAAGGTAAATGAGAAAGAGTATCAACATGTCACCGAAACTCTGACTGCACTTGATGATGACGTAGATGCCAATGAGAAGTGGCTTCTAGACCAGACTGAAAAGTTCTGTAAAGACCGAGCGGTGTATAATGCCATCATGCAATCTATTCAGATTATTGATGGTGAAGACAAGGTTCATTCGCAAGATGGTATTCCCTCCATTCTTCAAGATGCATTGTCGGTAGGGTTCGACAACAACGTAGGCCATGACTACATCGATAACGCCGAAGACCGTTTTGATTTCTATCACCGCGCAGAAACTAAGCTGCCGTTTGACCTTGAAATGTTCAACAAGATTACCAATGGTGGTCTGCCAAACAAGACATTGAACATTGCCCTTGCTGGTACTGGTGTTGGTAAGTCGCTGTTCATGTGTCATATGGCCGCTGGTGCCTTGGGACAGAACAAGAACGTTCTGTATATCACCATGGAAATGGCAGAAGAACGTATCGCAGAACGTATCGACGCCAACTTGATGAACGTCAACATCCAAGAACTCAAGGACCTGTCCAAGTCTATGTTCGACCAGCGTATTGCAAAGATACGTTCAAAGACAGAAGGTCGTTTGATTGTCAAAGAATATCCAACAGCCAGCGCCCATGTTGGCCACTTCAAGGCTCTGTTGAACGAACTCCAGTTGAAGCGAAACTTCAAGCCAGATGTTATCTTCATTGACTATCTGAATATCTGTGCCTCTAGTCGGTACAAAGCATCATCTGGTGCCAACTCATACACTGTCATCAAGGGCATCGCAGAAGAACTCCGTGGTCTGGCTGTAGAGTTTGATTTACCAATCGTTTCTGCCACTCAGACAACCCGTAGTGGTTATGCCAACTCCGACGTTGAACTGACAGATACTTCGGAATCATTCGGTCTACCAGCAACCGCTGACTTGATGTTTGCCCTAATCGCCACAGAAGAACTTGACAAGATGGGTCAGTTGATGGTCAAACAGTTGAAGAATCGCTACAACGACCCTGGAATGAACAAGCGGTTCATGGTTGGTATTGACCGTGGTAAGATGAAGTTATATGATTTGGAAGATGATGCTCAAGCTGGCATCATGGACTCAGGTCAAGACGATGTTCCTGTGTTTGAAAATACTACCATTGGTAAGCGAAGAGATTTTTCAAAGTTTGAATTTTGACTTGACAACTTGTTATAAATGTAGTATAAGAAACTATGCGCCGTTAGCTCATCTGGATAGAGCGCGAGACTTCTAATCTTGAGGCAGCAGGTTCGAGTCCTGCACGGCGCACCAAAATTTAGGAAATATTATGGATGTTGAATTAAAGTTAGTAGTGTCGTCTTTCGTTTGGGTAAATGTTGGCAGCCAAGATTTGCCTTTATGGAAAACTATGGGCGGCAAAGAATACATTGTCAAATATTTTCGTGGCGAACCAACCTTCGAAATGATTAATGAGGAACTGGACAAAGTTGCCCATATGTTTGAAGGTGGAGATGCATTTACAAGAGAAACCGTTGCTGGCTTCGAAGTTTATTTCGCAGATGCACCGACCAATTCTGAAACATTCCAAGTCAATCTAAATGGCGCTATCGATTTTCCGCCTATCGATCTTAGCGCAGTAGATGTCACCGAAGAATTGGATGCTATACTACCATAAAAATACCGCTTGACATTTCCTCAGAATATGCTACTATAATAGTAGACAGAAATGAGAGAATGTGATTCGAAAATATTATAAATATAGGGTAATTTATAGAGATGGAACCCTATGTTAACCCTGACACAATTCATCACAGAAGCGGTACATACCGGTGGTATTGCTCATATTGAGCATCCTTCCGATAGATCGTTTGATAGTAAAGAAGCTGCACACCACGCATTGGAAACTCTGCGGGGTGTTGCCCATGGGAAGACACCATCTACACGTAAGATAGATGATAGAATGTCCTTTCATGTGGTTCGCACACCCGAGGGTAAGATCGGCGTCAAGTATAAAGGCGCGGGTTCCCACTACAACTATTCTGCATCCGATATCGAAAAGCAACATGGCCATAAACCATATCTTGTTGGTCCTCTGAAAGCACTTCATGCCCACCTGGGCAAAGTTCTTCCTAAAAAGCCAGGTGAATATCAGGGTGGTTATATGAGCCAACCGCACGAACGTTCCGAACACTCTTCGCATATTTCCCACGCTCCTAACACGATTGAATATCGTGCAGATGCAGGTAGTGAAGAAGCAAAGAAGCTAAAGCGTTCCAAGGTCAGTGTTACTATACACACGGAACTAAAAGGTCCAGATAGAACTGCTCACCCGATTACGGACATGTCGCACTTTCAATCACATCCTGATGTCCATATGGTACAACATCTTGTATCAGATAAAGAGCGCAAACTTCATTCTACGGTTAAGTCTCAAGCAGAAGAACATCTGACTGCGGCAGAAAAGCTAATGAAAAGTCATTCGTATCACCATCTACCTGGCCACGAAACACACCTAAGAACATACATCAATAGAACGGTTTCAAGTGGTGAAAAACCTTCAGTCGAAGGATACAGAAAACATCTGGAAACTTCACACCAAAAACTGATAGATGCTGTAAAGACTGCGGCTGCCAAAGAGCGCAAGACTGCTACTATGAATACTCATCTATCACAGGTAGACGCCAACAAGAAACACTTCCAAAGATCGTTTCAAATTCACCATCACCTGCAACAAGCAACAAACCATCTTGCTAGAGGATTGGATAGCGCCGGTGGTGGTGGGTTCTCGACACACATCAATGGTGCTGCCGCTGGCGGCGAAGGCTATGTCGCCCATGGCCTAAAGGTTGTTGACCGCGAAGGTTTCTCAAAGGCAAACCGCGAACGTAGCGCCATACTAAGAGCCAGCAGAGGTAAGAAATGAGCGAAGTCCACCATCATATCACACAAGGTAGAATGAATCCGATTACTGTCGGTCATGAAGCTGTTGTCAACCAGGTTCGTAAGACTGCTGGTTCACACGGACATACAATCGTTCTTACTGGCACACATGATGCCAAGAAGAACCCTTTGTCACCAGAACAGAAGTTGAAACACGCCAAGAGAGCATTTCCTGGTGCTAATGTTCGTCTGTTAGATAAAGAACATCCCACTCTGCTACATCAATTGTCAAGACTTCATAGTGAAGGTGTCACACACCTACATTTACACGTTGGTTCTGACCGCGCACATGAGTTTCATGCGCTGACACATAAGTATAATGGTAAAGAAGGTCGTCATGGCCATTACAACTTCAAAAAGATTACTATTCATACAGTAGGTAAAGAGCGTTCGGATGCTGACACAGGTGTAGCAGGTGCTTCTGGTACTAAGATGCGCCAACATGCCTCTGCTGGTAATGAAAAAGAATTTCATAAGATGGCACCTAGTGCCATGTCTACCAAACACAAGAGCGAACTTTATAAAGACGTTCGCCGGGGTATGGGTCTTCATGAGACACTATCATTCACTCAATTTGTAGGATTATTAAATGGCTAACTTTATTTTGCAAGACTTTCCGATATTGAATCTTGCAAGAGGTAAGGTTCGCGGTGCATCTGTGGTGCATAAGTTCGGTGCAACTCCTCAAATTTCCACTAATACCAAATCCACTATCTGGGATATTGCTGATACTATCTATCCATGGTCCGCATTCTCAACACCTGGTGTATTAAATGTGGATTGTGCCAGTACCTCTGATATCGGGCACACGGTTACAATTTCAGGGTTAGATGCCGATTTCAATCAAGTAACCGAAGTTATTAATATCACGACACAAAATAATAATACTGGTACTCAGGTGTTTAGTCGCGTATTCAGAGCATTCTTTGATGGTTCTGCTTCTAATGTAGGCATAATCAACATTCAACGTGATACTACCACGGTTGCAAGAATTCAGGCGGACAAAGCGCAGACTCTGATGGCAGTCTATACTATTCCCGCTGGTTATAAAGGTTATATCTTCAAGGGTGATGCCACGGTGCAAGCAGGCGCAGATATGACCTTGGGTATGTATGTTCGTTATGGCGGAGTCGGTGCATTTCGCATAGGACATCAAGCGGAAGTTTCTCCCAATGGTTATCAATATGATTTTCCTATTCCTCTAGAGTTACCGGAAAAAAGTGACATTGATATTCGAGCATATGCAAACACGAATAACATTAGAGCAACCGCTGTTTTTGATTTAGTATTAATTAAAGACCCAGAATTTGCTCAATGGAGCGAAGGATACTAAGGAGATAAGAAATGGAAAAAATTCTAGCATATCTTAAAGGCATTATGGCAGACAGTGACGGTTCACCATCATCGAAGAGACTTGTCACTCTTCTCTGCGTCTTTTTGATTGCGATGGGTTTTGTTGCCAATCTTTTCTGGGACTATGATGTTGAACGGTTCATGTATGATTCTATCATGTATATTGTAATTGCAGGACTTGGTATCGCAGGCGCGGAGAAGTTTTCTAAGAAGAAGGATTAAGTTATGTTTGGTATGATCCCTTTACCATATAAATTATTAGCAGGTGCAGCACTAATTATTGGTGTTTTCTTTTATGGATACATGAAGGGATCTGCATACGCCGAAGCAGAACTACAAAGATTTGCTGCTAAGGCAAGTCAACAGGTCGCAGACCTTGAGAAAAAGAATGCTGAAATAAGTAACAATGTAGTTACTGAATATGTTGATAGAACAAACACAATTAGAGAGAAAGAATATGTTTACATTGATACCGCTAAAAACGTTGTTCCTAGCCAGTCTGTTATGTCTAACGGCTGGGTGTTCACGCACGACTCTAGTGCCACTGCCCGTGATGCCGACCCCGCCAGAGCTTCTGATGCGACCTCCTCAGGAATTACAGACACTACAGCCCTCGTCGGAATCATCACAAACTACTCCAGATGCCAGCAAAACGCCCAGCAATTAATCGCACTGCAAAAGTGGATTACAGATAACAAAACTGAGGTTGATCGTATCAACGCCGAGAAATCGAAGAAGTAATTGTTATAAATATAGCAAACGTTTTAGCTTCTGGAGATACTTTTAATGGCTAATATTATTGAAAAAGCAAAGGCTAGACTTGCTGAAAAGCGCGGGTCAGATTACACACTGTATCACAAATCGTATACAGATGCAATCAATCATGCACTATCACATCACCAAAAGTCTGGTCTTCATGTAAGTGAAGATGATAGATTCCAACATGTAAGTGTTGGTTCTAAGAAGCCAAGTGAAGGTAATACAACCTCGCTTCATATTCCTGCCACTCATTCTAATGGTAAGAAGCATCTTCTCCACGTTCAGGTATTCAACAAGGGTGGCACACATCCATACGAACTCAATACCTATTCGAGTGGCATGGGTCGTCATGTCAAAGAAGATACCGATCATGATAACTGCGGTACTCCAGAGTGCTGCGGTCAATGTGATACTGCCGACATCGAAGAAGCTAATACTCATTATCCAAGAGAAGGCTTTCCTGAAGAAGGTGAGTATGGCTATCATTCTAATCCAGGTCTAAAGCCACAAGAGAGTGACAAAGACAAGGACATGGACGTTGCATATAAGACAGCTACCGAGAAAGAAGGTCGCAAGCCATTGAATGCGCAGACGACCGAAGTATCAAACAAGGTAGAAGAAGCATACGGCATGTGGAAGGTAGACTTCCCTAAGCAACATGCTGGTAAAGCTGTTGCCGCTGGTTCAGTCCATGTTAAGGCTCAGAACACCGCCCATGCACACAAGGTTGCTGCAAAGAGAGTAGGTGTTGACCACACAGTATTCAAGTCTAAGGTTACTAAGTCTTCTGTTCTTCCAGAAGAAAATATCATGGAGCGCGGCGAAGATTCTAAGGGTCACTATCGCAAGACAGAAGATGGTGCTGGCCTTACTCGCAAGGGTGCTAAAGCCATGGGCATCAAGACCGCCGTTACTACACCTCCTAGCAAGCTGGATCCAAAAGGTGAAGCTGCCGGTCGTCGTAAGTCATTCTGCGCCCGCATGGGTGGCATGAAAGGTCCAATGAAGGACGAGAAGGGTCGCCCAACTCGTAAAGCTATGTCACTGCGCCGTTGGAATTGCAACGAAGAATTGGGTGAGCAAATGGAGCCTGGCACTGGTTATACGCCGAAAACGCCACCAAAACGTCCGCCGATTGCTAAACCTACGATGCACCCTGCGGCTGAAAAACCAAGAACACCGCAAAGCAGTGTCGGGTCTCTCTCACGAATTCGCGGTGCTATGGCAAAACGCCTAAACAACGGCACTGTCAAAGAAGAACTCGGTAAAGAAAACGAATGGGGGACACCAGAACTCCGTAAGAAGTTTGCTGCTATGACCCCAGGACAAGAAGGTCTTGCCACAGATACTATTCCAGCAATGAATCCATTTTCTGGTGATGCTATCCACGAACAACAACTTGACGAAATCTCGGCCCTAGGTGCCAAGAAGCGTTCTGAATTTGCTGCCAAACTACAAAAGACACTTGCCGATCCGAAAAAAATCGCAAAGGCCAAGAAAGATATTGCAAAGAAAAAGGCAGTCCAGAGAGCCGAAGAACCTAAACATCTTGTTATGCAACTTCGCAAAGCCACTTCTATCGGCTCCAAGGTTAAGTTCTATGACGGTGCAGAACACCACGTGGCACCTAATCATGTAGAGAAGTTCAATGACCGCTATCACTCATTGAAGTCTTCAATTGAAAAAGAAAGTCTTGTGAAGAGAGCGCACAAGTCACATGCTGACTTCATGAGAGCAATCTCGGAAGAGACAATGGGTCAGACAATGGGACCTTGCACTGACAATATCTCACCTGCAAATTATCCTTCGCCATATCAACTGTCACCTCTACCTGGTTTAGAGGACATGAATGCTGATAGCGAAGCCAATCAATGGACCGAGGGTGACTTGGCTGCAATTGAGGCTGATGTCACCAATGAAATCGAATCATCTTCATGGCAAGACCTGAGTAAATATTATGATGCCGAAGACGAAGATGGGGGTGAAGACTTGGACGAAGCAGCGGCTAAGCAATATATTGAAATTACTCACCAATCTGGAAACAAAAAGAGAGTGCCCGTTCACCCAGTTAATGCAAAAAAAGCATTGGCCCGGTATCGCGATGACCCAACAACGAAATCTGCCCAGTTTGTTAACGAAGACCTAGATGAGGCCATCACACCACAGGGTCGTCTAAAGAAAAAGTTTGCAGCAATGCGTAACAAAACGCGCCGCAATCTTGCGAAGAACATGGCGCTAAAACGTATCGCTACACCAGATGTAATTAAGGGCCGCTCAATTCGTGCCGCTCGTAGAATGGTTTACAAGCGCATTCTTCGTAACCGCGACCCATCTTCTGTATCAGCCTCAGAAAAGGCCCGTATCGAAGCACAAGTAAAGCGTATGGCACCAATGGTATCAAGACTTTCAATTCGCCTACAACAAAGCGAAAGAAAGCGTGACCAGAGCCGCGTGACTAACGCAAGAACAAAGAAGAGATAATATGGACGAGTTGAATACTTCCCTTAAAATTGTGTTGGCTAATACATATGCTATGTATTTTAAGGCGCATGGCTTTCACTGGAATGTAGAAGGTAAAGACTTCTCCCAGATGCACGATTTCTTTTCTGACATCTATGAAGAACTGTTTGCGGCTATAGACACAGTAGCAGAACAAATTAGAGCGTTGGATGAATATGCTCCATATAATATGACCGAGCTGGCATCCATTACTACTATCAAAGAATCTAATATCTATGGTGTAGATGTTTCTGGTATGCTGGCTGACCTTAATGACGCTAATGCTTCTGTCATCGAAGCATTGAATTCGGCTCATAAATTAGCAGACGCAGAAAATAATAGAGGTCTATTAAATCTAATCGAAGAGCGTTTAGATGTTCATGCCAAGCACGGTTGGATGATCCGTGCATCCTCTAAGTGATAAATATAGAGGATAAGGAGATACCAATGTCACTCGAACAAAAAATTAAAGACACTCTTATAGCAGAGTCGGTAGATTTGGATATGCGTTTGCAGCAACTAGTCCGTGCTGGACTAATGCCATCGAATACTATTCCTCTATTGCGCAAAGCCATTAGTAAGATACAAGGTGGTTATCCACTTCAAGGTGCCGAACGTGATGTCATGGCAAACTTCTTAAATTCCATGATGTTCATCGTTCTGGGTGATGATGCTATCTTTAATAAGGCTAGAGTTGGCGCCAAGGGATATGCCGCTGAAGAAGTCGAGCAGATCGACGAACTTTCAAAAAAGACTCTTGGATCCTATGTGAAGAAAGCTAAGAAAGAATTAAGCTCTTCAGACTATCATGTTGGCCGGGCTGTTGGCGCTCGTGAAACAGGGCAGAAATCTAATTTTTCTCCAGAGCTTGAACGCAAGTTAGCCAAGCGTGGTAAGAAACGCTATCATGGCATTGATAAAGCTGTTGATAAAATGATGACTAAGGAAGATGTCGAACTTGAAGAGAAGCGTGGACTGTGGGATAACATTCATGCCAAGCGCAAGAGAATCAAAGCTGGCTCAGGTGAGCGTATGCGTAAGCCGGGTTCAGAAGGTGCACCTAGTGCCGCAGACTTGAAGAACTCTCGGGTAGATGAAGGTAATAAGGTTGTGGCAAATACCAATGACCCAGAAAGCATGAAAAAGTATACGGCTGATGTCGTAAAGCGCGCCCGTGATGCTCGTAAAGCACTCACCAAAGAATCTCGCCGCACAGAAGCACTTGCCGATATCGCAGCCGTTGCACAGATGAACGAATCATATAAGACCACATTTGATGCTGCACTCACACAATATGGCATCAAGTCTCCCTCGGAACTTGATGAAGAAAAACGTAAACAATTTTTTAACTTTGTAGATCAAGAATATAAAAAGGGAGACAAATAATGTCCGCATGGTCAAGAACCACAAAACCTTCGGCAGATACAACAATTGCCGAAAATACTATTTTTGGTGTCGACCGCAATGAAATTGCAGTCACTCCAGTCCCATCACACGTTGGTTGGGTAAAGCGTACCACTGTCGGGAATCGCGTCAAGACTGAAGTTCTTGTTGCCATGAAGACTCCACCAGTTGAAGACAATACGGATGATACCGTATTCCCAGATACTGTAATTACAATCGGTACACAACCAGCAAGTATTTCTAGAGTTGCTGGACAAACAGCAACGTTTACTGTTGTTGCAACCGCAGCACCGACTGCTACGCTTACCTATCAATGGCAGAAGCAAGAAGGTGGTGTAGGTTCATGGACTAACGTTTCTGGTGCAACATTGGCAACACATACAACTGGTGCATTGACTGTTCTTGCAGACAACGGCGATAAGTATCGCGTGATTGTTTCGGGTACAGATACTGGAGTTTCGGTAACCTCTGATGCGGCAACACTTACTGTAACCGCATCGTAAGAGTATAAAACTATGGCAGACAGTAAAGTAACCGCCATGAATCCAGCGACATCGGTCTCATCGACCGATGTCCTGTATCTCGTGAAACCAAATACAAGTCCATATGATCATAAACTTACTGTTGCCAATCTGTTTGGTGGTATTTCAGTTCCCGTGGTTCTGGAAGATAAACTAGTATTGAGTGGCACTCCTCAGACCATGTCGTCCGGGGGTGCCATTTCGGTAACATCAATTGTCACCAAGATTACCTCGCCAGATAACAATGGCACACTAACAATCGAAGATGGTGTCGATGGTCAGTTTAAGACTATCATCATGGTATCGAATGCCGCGTCTCGCACGTTGACATTATCATCGAATATTGGTCATAATAGTATTGCTTTTAATAGCGCAGGAGATACCGCTACTCTAATGTTTCAAGGAACAGTGTGGTATTTCATTGGAGGAACGGCGACAGTAACATAATATGTTTGAACTTAACGATGATAATTTTTTGATCTTTGCTATTAAAAGTTACGACAATCGAGGTTGCCTCGGTATGTCAGACTTAGAAGAAGATTTGAAACGATTTAAATATATCAAGCGATTGTTTCGCCGATATGAAACAACGGATG